CCTATCGCCCGTTAAGATTTGGTTGTAGAAGAACTGTAGTCCTGACCATTCATCTACTGTTTTCCACTCGTTCTTACCAAAGTTAAAGTGGTGACAAGGTATCTGCAACATGTCTTTGTCTATTGAGGCAACGACAGTATCAGGTCCAAGTCTAGTTGCTTCTATTGCTATAAGGTCATCAGCTTCTTCTCCTTCGCTAGTTATAGCATTGTATTTAGTAGTTAGATGATCACGAATATGGTAAAGATGTACTGGCTTTTCTACTGATTTACGATTGCCTTTGTACTCATGTGACTTAGCTATCTCGTGTCGGAAGTTCCCCTTACCAGTTAGGTAGACTATGTAGTCATCTGGCTCAGGGAACAACACAGTTTGCTCAAGTATAAAGTCAATAAGCTCATCAGCTTTAGCTTCAGCATCCTTTGGAAACAAGTCCTGAGTAGCAAAGGCTGACCGATAAGCTACAATATCACCATCAATTAGCACTTTGCCATAGTTCATTACAAGTCTCCAAACACCATCTTACCATCATCCTTCTCAAATGCTACAGCTTCAACATATGTAAATCCTGCTGACCTAGTAGCTTCAGCGAAGACGTATGCTAATGAATATAAGTCCTCTACCCCATAACGCTCAACACTTGTCTTACCATCAAACCCATCTTCTTCACTATCATTCTCAAAGGTGATTGTAACTTTCATTGTATCATCCCACCATAAACAGTTCGTCATCTTCTGTCGGGGCTGAGTTAGTCTCATAAGCTACATGCTCAGTAATCCCCACATTCATCAGACGAACCCCTGCTCCACTAGCATAAGTCTCAAACTGTACCTTAGCCTTAGTGCCGTTACCTATAGCGCCATCTTCTGAGAAGCTCCACAGACGCTTGTTCTCTTTCCCTTGGGTGAGATCTACCACTGTAGGTGCGCCACCATAGTCTACGTTTACAGGCTCTCCTGTCTTCTTATCGGAGAAGGTCTTAACGTCAGATACCATACGCTTAACCTTCATGTACTTACCGATACCAAATTCAGCATTCCCCTGTAGGACACGCTGTGAGTTCATAGGCGTCAGATCTAACCCCTCAGCCACTAGCTTTTCAATTTGGTCTTCGTCAGTAAAGTAAGCATTAACGATATACTGCCCACCTTTTTGATGGATTGCTTGTGCTGCTCGTGGTCCATCTGGTGATCCCATATCTGCGTTTTCGGGGAAGATCTTAGCATATTCTAAGACCATATCCATTGTGTATTTAGCCATTGTCGAGTTCCTTTCGTAAGGGCTGGTAATTATTAATAGGGATACATTTTACGATTTGTAACACGAAAGTATAAATATTTTTCACTAATGTATATCGGCATATGTACTCCCGAATTGAGCGTCGATCCCTAAGTCTATGTTTAGATTCAGTTGTTTGTTTAAATCTTGTATAGAGTACTCCATATTTATTTTTGTCTCCATTTCGTCGCCTTCCTTTACTAAGGCTATGATCTCGTCGTGGAACTGACCAACAGTCTTAATACCCTTCTCACGACACCCCTTAACCCAGTTGTCAAAGCAGTAGACACCTGTACTCTGGTTCAAGGTACTGAAGCGGTCTTTCTCACTTCGTAGGCTGTACCAGAACTTAGATACTGGATTCTGTACCCACATGCTGCCAAATAACTCTCTGGTGCGTAAGCTATCAGCTACCTTAGTTACTGACCAGTTACGTGACCAGAATGCTTCCAGAAGGGTCTTAGCCTCTTTGACACTCATACCTGTCTCACGGGCCAGCTTAGGCGCTCCTACGCCATATGTAGCACTGTAGTTCACTACCTTGTAGTTCTTACGCAGTGACTTCAAGCTACGTTCCCCTGAGTTATGCTTATCAATGTCATCTTGTGTGATAACACCCGCATGTTTAGCTAAGTCTAAGTGCGGGTCAAATCCCTCTTTACTCATTTCAGCTACATAATCAGGGTCTAGCGGTTTCATGTAGTGTCGCTTGGTTGTGTCCTCTAGGCTAGTCATGTCAGCCCCGCATAAGCTGTAACCATCAGGTGCAGTTAGACACCCACGTATCTCAGCACCATAGGGCTTTTCCACTGAGGGTAGATTGACTAGAGGTTTTGCATGACGGAAGCGCATTGTGTTGGTAAATCCTGCGATTGTTGCTTGCACGTATCCATCACGCTCTGAATCAACCATGCCTTTAAGAACAGAAATACGATGGCTGAGAACAGAAAGCCCATCAAGGATGACCACAGCAGGGTACTCAGAGGCCAATCGTTTGACTGAGTAGCATAGCTCTCCATCTTTTCGTATCTGGGGGATCTGTTTTTCATTGCCTTCACTGTCCCTTACAAACTTAAATGTGGTTGGCTTCCAGAGCATAGAGTATAACCAATCCTTAACTTGATCTGATGAATTAGGGTTAGCACGTTCTTCACCTGTATTAACGACAAAAGATTGTACACCTTCTGGCTGCTTATATTCTTTGCGAAGAGCCTCAAACCTTTCACCATGTGAAGATAGCTCACCGTCCTTCTTGTACATTACCTTTGGTCTATGTTGTACCTTAGTCAGGACACGCTTAGGCATAGCATCAGCTAACTGCTCTATCTTCTCAGCCTTCATAGCTTCCCATTCCGCTAGATGCCCCTTAGCTTTAGTTACATCTAATTTCCACTGTAGGGCCTCTTGTTCTGCCGCACACTGTAGCTTGAATGTAAGGTAGTCAATGAAACGCCACTTCTCATCTTCATCAGGGTATAGCTTCTTAAGTTTGATGTCCAAGTCACGCCATAGTCTAGCATTGATCTTAACGTCCTCATTACACCTGTGAGCATACTCTTCTGGTGTTAGGCTAGACCAATCAGTAATCTTAGGCTTAGGCACACCGTAGTCCTCTCCGTATCCCTCAAGACCATGCTTGACACGGCTATGGTTTAGATACCAAGACAGAGCTAACGTATCTACTAGCTTTGCACCTATCTTAACACCTAGCACCTTTTCCACTGCGGGGATGTCAAACCTTACAATGTTATGTCCTATCAGGATTGAGGCTTCCTCAAGGAAGATACGCATAGCTACATAGTCATGCGTGTGTTGCACATTCCCTTGGTCATCCATCCAAGATATTACATGGATCTTAGTGCTATCTATCCATCTGTTTCTATATCAAATACTGGCAATTATATAACCTCTCGTAGTGTAAATGTTTCTGAGTTAAACCGCATCATACCAGCCCTACCTTCTTCTGAGCATGGGCGGTTCTTCTGCACTGTTATGTGTGTTGTATTACGTTCCTGTAAATCTTCTGCCTCTTTGTCACGGGAGAGGTCTAGGATTACTGATGCCCGTTGTCCAATCATCTTACAATACTTAGGATCTCCATTGTCGTTAGTGTGAGCAATAGTTACGATACCTACGTTTAGCTCCGCTGATAATTTAGACAACCTGACCGATAAATCAGCTAACATCTGCTCTTTACTCTCCTCTGACTGACCAGATACTACATCTTGGATTGGCTCAAAAAATACAAACTTACAGCCACATGCTTGACTAAAGTATCTAATCTGGTCGCATAGCTCATCAGCACCTTGACCATCACTCAGGTAGAACTGGTAGAATAGCTCATCCTTAGTTAGCTCTTTGATGGCACGTATGACATCATCCTCTGCTTGCTTCTCTTCGATAAGATCTCTGCGTGTAAGATTATCGTTTAGCTGGTACGACACAAGACCAAGTAAAGATCTTAGCTTAGTCTCTTCCAAGTGCCATGCAGCAAAAGGTATGTTATGTTGTAACATGTTGTACTCTAGGTAACGCATGATCTCAGTCTTACCAATACCTGTAGGCGCTTTAATAACTGTGAAGTGACCTTGCATCAGACCCAAGATCTTATCGTCTAAAGCTATAATACCAGTTGGCACATACTGATGCTCAGGTGTGTCAGTATACAAACTAATGAAGTCATCAGTACTGTTAAGAACATTCTCAGGTGTATACTTCTTAGCATTCCACCAAGCACTCTTAAACTCTGCTGCTGCATTATTGGTCAGGAACTCGTTAGCATCCTTGAACTTGTCATGTGGTACACGGTAGACCTTATTAGGGAACAGTTTAGCCATACGATCAGCTACAGCATTACCAGCTTCGTCGTTATCTACAGATAGGACAATCTTATCGAAACTATTGAGCCACTCTGCACACTTCTCCCAGAGCTTCTTAGAGGGCGTAGCAGAGGGTAGAGATACTACAGGGTTAGTGTACTGGCTCTTAAGCATTTGGGCTACTGACAGAGCGTCTAGTTCACCCTCAGTGACTGTTACCATCTTAGAACTGCCAGCAGTAAACAGGTTCATACCGAATAGCTCATCACCCTTAAAGCCATCCTTAGTGTAGAATATCTTATCATCTAGTTTGCGTACTTTAATTCCCCCGCTGGGGTACACATATTCCTGACGATCAGAGTAAGTCTGTACGCCAAAGTCTTCCATAGTCTTAGCTGTGATGCCTCGCATAGCTACATAATTTCCACTGGCGGGGTCTTCTATACGTTTGGGCGTATAATCTATAACTGTACTCATACTATTATCATCTCTTTCCACTACTGGGTATTTGTCTTTAGCCCAATCAAACATCTGGCTTTTCGATGGGTAACCTCTTTCACATGCATGGCATCTTCCGTACCCATTGCTATTGTAGCTAAAGGCATCGGAAGAGCCACACGACACATATGGACAAGGCTGGTGCGCTGTCTCAGTCATGCGGCTCTCTCCTTTTGTTAAGCTCTTACACTTTTAAACTTGAACTCTTTCTGAGCTACTTCTTCTGGCTGGATAAGATCCTTACCAAACTTCTCAGGGTTTATCAGGTATTGATAGCCGACTTCCTTGTAATCGTAATTTCGCTTCACCCTGCCTTGGCCCTTCTCAATCTCAGAGTCCCTATTAGTGAAGAAGGACTCAGGGTCATTCTCAAGCAACCACCACATAGGCATCTGACGATCAAGCTCATAACTGTGGAATGTTGTGTTGAGCAATTTTACCATATCATCACGATCTTCATCCCACACTTTCTTACGGTGGGCATTGGCGTCTGAAGCACGAATACTTCTGCCACCCTTATTGATCAATAGATTCATATTCATAGGCTTACGGTTTTGTAGGCCATAATATTCTTTTGTCTGCTGATAAAAGCTGTTGCTGCTGTTTGTCATATCGGGTTCCTTAGTTTAAAGTTTTAATATTGGTAAGTGGAAGTCTTTCACATAGCTCCAGAAGTATACCTGACATCTTGTGAAGTGCTGGTATTTTGATATTTATTACATCCTCCTTTAACGCTAGGTATATTTGGTCTGTAACCTGATCACCATCAAACTTACTAATTAGTTGTTCCATAGATGCTGCAAAGTTAGTTGCAACGACGCCAATCTCGTAATTCTCAGTGCTTGAGATATGCTCTACAAGATCAAAAGTGTTATCCCTTTCTTCCATTTCTTTCTTCTTCTTTTCAAACCTATCATTGGCTATCTTAGCTGCCTCGACAGGTTTAATTTCATTATTCTCTACTTTCTCTTTCAAGTCAGCATTAGATTCGTCTTCCTGTACAGCCTTGTAACCTTTCTTAGCTTGCTGTACTTCTTTTACCTTAACGGGTTTATCTGACGATATAATATCCTCTATAAGTTCGTCAGGTACAGATGGTGCTGCTAGTTCGTATAGGACTGTAACAGGGAGCCGTTGCGACATAAATGTCGTATCGAACCTGCGTCCTACCTGCATCATACGCTCCCGCATTTTTGAGTTAAGGTCAGGAAACTCTTTCGTACACCAATTGTGGAATTCAATATTACTGGGGTGCATATCACGACCCTCTTGTAATGCCTGACCTGCTTTTATGACACTTTCTACAGCCCCAGACAGATACTTACGAATATCCTTAGCTATATCATCCAAAGTTCTACTGATTACTGGCTGACTACCACTTAAGTCTAGCTTATCTAATTTACTAGCTATCATATTAACTCCTATCGTTGATACTTATGTCTTAACTTAAGTTAGACTTTCAGTAAAGGGACAATTACTAATAGGGATATTTTTCTTAAGTTGTAACATCACAAATTGTTACAGATCTTGTTAAGGGCATCACGTTCTTTCCTAGATACCCACATCTTGTTGACCTCAAGCATGTCAGCCACTTCCTGTAGTGTATGGTCTTCCCAGAATCTTAACCTTAAAACTTGCCACTCTTCTAGCGACAGATGATCTTTGGCTACAGTCAGAATGTAATTCTCGTAATCTGCCTTCTCGTATTCTTCTGCATGGTCAGGTATAGATGACGAAAACTCTTCGTAAGATACAGCCTCAGACGACAGAATATTCCTTAGCCAGTTAGCCCCATCTTCTGACATATTACCTGTTTCTTCGTCGTTAATATCATGTGACAAACGCCTAGCTACGTTATGTTTAGGTATACTAACAGGTTGTAGGCTTAAGTTAATGTAGTCATGCATGGCTCTATTAGCCTCACGATACAGTTTCGCTGGGTGTACCTCTGGATCTTCAGCCCTTAACTCTAAGCAGACTATAGCTCCCTCAGATACTATATCATCGAAGTCATTAGGCCTGTTATATTTGTGTGCTAACTTACGACACATATTTATCAGATCTTCATTACTTATCATAAAGGCCTCCTCTTAGGCTTGATAGAGGCTGACATAACCTCAGTCTTTAGGCATTGACCTATAGCATCCCTATCTATGGCATACACAGGCTCGTAATAGGCTGGTAGAGCGTCTCCACAGGCCCTAGCACTAGGGAAGATGATATTAGATTGTAGGTAGTCACCATTTAGCGTGTAGCTCAACACAAGGACAGTATAGAACAACATTATAAATACTCCACTACTCTACCTGTATTCCACCTCTTAGCCTCTCTCTCAGCTTCCTCACGGTCAGTAAATACCCGTACCTCAGTATCATACGTCCAAGGGTTCTCCTTCCTTACGAAAGTATATTCCCCCTTCTCAACCTCTATTTCCACTACATACCTACCCATCACTTTTCTCCTTCTCTAAGCCAGCCTTGATTAATGTTACAAAGCCTACGTCAAATATAGTCATAAAGGTTTCTGGGTCACACTCTACTTGTAGCGTAGCGCTACCATCCTCGTGCTCTTCTATATCTGTTATTTTTATCATGTCATTCTTCATGGTTTATTCTCCTGCTATATCTACGAAATCTTTTATTGTAGGCACGTTTGATCTTCTTTACCTGTCCTGATTTCCATCGTAGGAACTTACGTGATTTACTTAGGGCATCATACTCATCACCACCCTTCATAGGTATACGTTTATTCATCTGTTATTCCTATACATGGTAATAGTATCGAAAGTTTACAGTACTTAGGGTATTCGTCATACGTCATAGCTATCAGCACTGGTGGAGCAGCTATCAGTAACGCTACAATAGCTGACGCCTTGATTGCACCATTAATGTTACCTCTCATTAGCAATCTCCTCTGTCAATGCCATCCAAGATACAGGAAACAAATCCTTCATCTCATAATAAATACTCCAAGCTACTAACTGTGTTTCATACTGTGTATCAGACTTACAACGTAAGTTACACATATCAGCAAATGCATCTAAGCTACCTGACCAGTACCACTCAGTCATCATAGACTGTGGCAGAACCATACGTGCTTGCTCTGGGCATACACCTAAGTCTAGTAGGTACTCATACTCTGTCAATGCAATCTCGTTAAACCCGTTGTCAGATACAGTTACTATTCCAGCACTGCCTTGCTTCTTGTCAGCACTACGCCCACGATATGTATCAGGTACGTAAAACTCAGGCTCACTGTCAACATACCTACGGCTGATCTCATTCCAACGCAGGAACTTATGCTTGACTAGCTGTCTAGCTACAAAGACTGGTGCCTTGATGTGAAAGCTGGCAAAGCAATGCCCAAAAGGGCTGATGTGTTTGTGCTCTGCAAGATAACGGATCAGCTTAGCGTCCTTGTCTTTCAACTTAGGTGGACCCCACACGTCACTAGTATCCATCTTACTCTGCTTACCAAAGGATACACGAGCAGCATTAACTACAGACAGGTCAGTACCCATGTGGTCTATGTATGTTGCATTAATCAAGTGTCAACTCCTGTAATACTTCTAGTGCTTGCTCTTCTGTTATCTTAAACCACTCACCCTGTCGATCACCCTTACGTTCAGCTACCTTGTGTGCGTCACGCTCAGCCTTGTTACGATCATCAAAGTAAACTGCATGGATCAACTCATAGTCACGCATAGGTGAGCTTGTCTGATATCCATTGAGTCTATCCTCTGCATCAATAGCTTTACCTATCTTAATCCACTCAGGCCATGCAGCATTGCGGATAGCATACACGTATCCCTGCTTGATCTGTACGTCTTTCTGTAGTGATGCAAACGCTGCGTCACCAAACGACTTGTACTTACCTGCCTTAAATAAGGGATGACTCTTTGAGATATACTTACCATCGACATACATGTCACGAGAATGCCAACACTTCTTACATAAGTATTTACCTTGATCCTTTCGTGCTTCTGTCCAGTTCTCACCTAGAATGAGTTCAGTACCGCACTCAATGCACACCTTAGTCTCTGTCATTGTATCCAGCATTAGTATCTCCTTTGTGTTTCTCTTTACGTAGTGGCTTAGGTTTCTTTTTATCAGGTATAACCTGGGGTTTATACTTAGGCTGTCTTAAATCTTTAGCCATAGGGTTTGTCTTGTTCTTCATAGGCCAGCTTCCTCAGTTCATCTAAGTCCTCAGGCCTCTCGTACTTCAAGTCATCCTGTAAGTACAACGCATAGCTAGGTAGACCTGTCCACATCTCTATCTCTTTCTTGTAGCTCAACGTCTTCTGTAAGGCATCAGGGTCAAGCGCAACGATAACTTTTGTTGCGTTGTCTTGTATATACTCTAAGTGTTTATCTGTCAAGCTAGTCCCAAGTATAGCAAACCCAGCCGAATTGGGTAGCTTCTTAGCTACCGTGATAGCACTAATGACATCCTCTACCACAACGTATACACTGTTACGTTCAGACATAGAGCGTACATAATAGTCTGCACTACCGCTATATCTGTACCACTTTGGTATAGCACCATCAAGAGCACGTCCAATAGCATCAACAACAGTACCATTGTGTACGATAGGAAACACCGCACGTTTATCTTTAACGTCATACATTAGTGACTCACCAGCTAAGACAGGCCACCGCTGCTTGAACCTACGCATGGTAGCGTTGCCCTCTGTAGTGATGTGTTCTGGATAAACAAAGGGCTGTAACTCTTTGTTATCACTGGATGATTCTAGTAAAGGTTTCACGAAGTAACTCTCCAACTCTGCTCGTGTCATGTCTGTGTCGAACCTACCGCCAACATCACAGGCTAACTTGAAGCAGTTATACTTCAAGACACCCATCTCCATTGATGCAGTAAAGGTATTCTTGCTGTTGCAAAACGGACAGTCACCACGATGCGGCCCGTTCATTGCCATTTCTTCTGCGTACTGCCTGTGTTGCTGCCAGATAGTCATTCTTTCTCCTTGAATGCACTGCGCTGGGCTAGTGCTTCTGATGCACCAGTAAAGGTGTGCTTGATGTAAGGCGTAAGGCTCTGGATGTTAGCGTGTCCACTCACCTGTTTAATCTGTGTGATGTCAACCCCTGCCTCAACCATCTCAGTGATAGCTGTACGGCGCATGTCCATAGCGGTTAACTCTTTAGGTAGACCTGCCTGTTCTTTGATCTGATTAACATACATGTGTAGCTTAGCCTTAGCGTAAGGGCTATGCACATTGTTGATCTTCTTTGTTCGGGGTGCTACGTATTCCTGAAAGCCAAACCTTTCTTTCTGCTCTACAAGAATACTCCTAAGCCCATCACTGATAGGTAAGTGTACGTCTGCACCTCGCTTGCTCTGCGTTAAGTCCATTCGGCTGTTGTCTAGATCCAATGCATCCCATGTAAGTAAACGCATGTCACCTACACGCTGGCCCCACTCGTATGCCATGTGTACGATCAACCCAATAGAGTATCCTGTCCACTCACTGTAAGCTGTAAGCAGGAAAGCCTTGACTTGCTCAGGCTCCCACGTAACCTTGCGAGGTGGGTTAGGTACACGATCCATGTGCGGTACTGGATTGACGATACGTATGCCTAGACCTATAGCTTTGTTAAGTACAATGGAAAGTATAGCCGCAAGCTTGTTAGCTCTAGGTATACCGTTCTTGATCCACTCATCATACGCAGCTTCTACCTGTGTGGTAGACATGTTCCTAAGTAGAACACCACCTAGATCTCTACGTACTACCTTTAAGTTAAGTGAGTACTCCTTCTGTGACGTAGGTGACAGGTTGCGGTAAGACTTACTGTCGAGGTAGTAGTCAATCAAGGTACTAAGCCGTGAGTCTTCTGTAGGTTTCTTCACCATTTCTTTCTTGTCTTCCAGTATACCCAGCATTCTGAACAGTGTCCTTTCCCTATTACAGTATCAATAAACCACACGATGTTAAGCCTATTGTCTCTCCTCCATTGCCAATTCCTGGCGCTGAACGTTTGATTGTTGCTACCGCCTACAAGTACATTGATTAGTACACTGAAGGCAGTGAGCACTCGTTTGATATACTTACGTATCATCATCGTCTATACCCTTCCACATGAAGTAGATGAACCCACCTACATAGGCTATGAGGAAGGGTATTACTATTTGTGAACCTGCTACCATACTAGCTTACGTATGGCAGGTCAGGGTCTTCTGGGTTGATGTATTGATCGTGGTTGATGTAGTATGATACACCCATCTCGTAGTCTCCTGCGTGGGAGTACAGTTGGCTTAATGCATCTGCTGCATTGCGTACCTTCTGTAGCTTATCATCATCAGATAAATTCTCATCATAAGTAAAGTCTACTGGTATAGCTGTGACTACTTGCTTGTAGCTGCGCCACACATCATGGCCTGACTCATGTACTTCACCTGTCTTCTCGTATACACTTTCATACACAAAGATCACCGCATCGTTATGATCCCACACTTTTACTTCTACTGTTTGGTCTTCAATAATCATTGTCTCTTCTCCTTTAGAACATAGGGTAGTAAAGTTCACCGTTGTCAATCATACGCTTGACATCATCTAGCTCACGCTTCACGTTGTCTGCACGATCAAACTCGCCAAGCCATTCTGCATCGTCTATCTCTTTCTGTAGGTCAATGCTGTAGTCATTGATAGGTAATACGTAGTCCATGTTACTCATCCTCATCATTCATTCTCCTTAACTTTCTCTTTTAGTTTAGCAACCTGCTGCTCTAGTTTTTGTATCTTTCTTTCTTCCCATGTGCTTTGGTGTTCTTGTGTAAAACGTTTCATGTTATCCAAGAAAATATCTACGTTTGTCATTAGTGTCTCCTTTAGTGTCCATAGTTACAGCCGATGCGCCATACATCACCTGCTCTTGATTTAGTCCACCACTCAGCCACACCACAGCAACCTTTAGCTGCGGCCTTCTTGTATGGTGGTGAGTGTAGCCCATCCTTGAAGCGGTAGGCTCTGTAGTTGTCGGCATACTCTAGGTCAGCCTTGTTAATCTCGTAGAGTAAATCTTCCCACACATCAGCAGGTACTCTTTCAAAACCCTTGCGGTTCCACTTTGAGCAGTCGATTCCACGTTCTGCCAGTGCTGTAGTCCATTTACTCATCTGTATATACCTTTCTCTTTAGCCATCGTAGTACGATAAGTATTGTTAATATCTGTATGTATATCACGAAAAGATTAGCAGTGTCAAGATCTCTTACGTCTATACCTATACTCGCAAGGATAACTACGGTGAGTAGCATCAGGAAGTATGCAAGCATAGGTGTCATAAGTAAGATCAACATATAGTTAGTCCATCCGTGTTATGAAGTACTCACCGTTAGGCAAGGGCAGCGCAAGCATAGCGTACTGATAGAAGTACACGTTACCGTTGGGTGTGTTCATCTTACCTACGTATGGCAGGTCAGGGTCTTCTGGGTAGCTGTATGTACCATCATCTGATACACTACCCTTGAACTCATACAAGCTACCAAAGCCGTAGCGCTCAGTCATAAACCCTACGATGTCCATGTCTCTACCTAATAAGATGTACTCACCTACCCAATAGGGTAAGACACCTAGCATCTCTTGTAACATTCCTGGATCTGCATCAGGGAAAGCCTTTGTGTTGATTGTGAGTTTCATTGTGTTAGTCCTTTCATTATGTGTGATACTACGTCCACAGTCCAGCCATTGCCTAGCATCTTGTAACGCTGAGTATTAGAGACGTGGTCAGTGTAGCCCTCAGGTACTGTCTGTAAACGCTCGCACTCTAGCGGTGTTAGCTTACGGTAGGTTAAACCACCGTCATAGGTTAGGTGATTATTGTGTTGCCATGAGCTAGTGCTAAGTGTAGGTGTCTTACCATCCTTGGCTTTTAAGCCACCCTTGTTGTAGCCTCTAGCTGTCTGTAATATCTTAGGTTGTAGGTGTCCACCATCAGATGATACTAGCGATGGGCCTTTACCGTCAGGGTGATATACTCTGTTTACATAGCTGTACTTATCACTGATACCTGCATCACCTACTAAGATAAGACCGTCAGGTGATGGCGCTGGAACGTAACCAAACGAATAGCCATGAGTACCTGCACAGAGTGTAGCAAACTTACCATCAGTAGGATAGATAGTATTGCATTGGCTCTTGTACTTAGGGTTAAGCTGATTGCCACCCATGTAGCTCTCACGTAGCTTCTTACCTGCATAGTACTTTTCTTCTACCTCAGGCTCAAGTATATCCCTGAGTACAATACCCTTGTCTTCCGTTGGTACATCAAAGGGAATGTTTGTCCAGTATATACGTGGCCTGTTCTGTGCAGAGAATAGTCTACTGTTGATAGCGACAGGCTCAACGCCCAGCGCCTCAGTGATAACGTCCATACTTTCTTTCTTCATACGCACGTTCTCTAGCAAGAAGTACGTAGGCTTTAGCGCCTTGAGTAGCCGCACATATTCCCAGAATAACTTACTGCGAGGATCATCAAAGTTAAGTTGCTTACCAGCAAAGCTAAAGCCCTGACACGGTGAGCCGCCAATGAGTAGATCAATATCAGGCAGACTGTCAGGATCTATAGCAGTCACATCACCTAGCTGTACAGTGCCAGGAAAGTTAGCTTGTGTTACCTTGATTGCGTACTTGTCAATCTCCGCTGCGTAATAGTTTTCTACAGGGATATTGAGTTGGTTTAGTGCGATTTGACCGCACGACATACCATCGAATAGTGATAGTACATTCATGGCTATGTGTCTCCTATAAAATTTACAATGCACACTTAGATTGTAGACGGGACGGCCTATCTCTTCACCATTGATTATGGATAGTGAAAGCTAAAAAGTTTTAACTCCTAAGTGTACATTATCTCCATTAAGCGTCTACTTTACCAAACATACGCTTGGCTTGATCGTCGGTAAGCTTCCACTGATCGTGGCCCGTCAAAGATCTGACCTGCCACGGCATCTTTCTAGCTTTGCTATTGTAGCCAATAAGTGTGACAGCCTGACCACTAATCTTTGCAATCTTACTGGTATCGAGCCCTATAAGACTTGCCATCTGAGATAGTGATGATTGCTCTTGTGTCTCTGCACCATCAAGTAACACTTGCACTTTGTATGTCGCTTCACCACCAGAATAGCTACAGTTACCTACCTTGATAGTTACATCGTATATGCCAGCATTCTCTAATGCTTCCTGCATTGCTTCACGTATTTGTCTTAGCTTTTGTTTGTCGAATGTCATTGTTCTATTTCCTTCTTGATTGCTTGCAGTGCATTGATTAGGCCATCAACAGTATCGTCAAACCTGATAGGGTCATAGTCATCGTGATACAGTTCACCTACGTCTGCTATCTCTTGTGCGTTTAAAAAGTCACCCTCAGAAGTACGGCTCCAATGTTGGGCGATGGATATGGTGCGCCCGTTATGACGCACCACGATATTGTTGAAGTCTATCTTGGTCATGGTGTTACCCTGCAAAGTGACAAAGCTTGCGCTCTGTGTTACGGTTAGGCTTGCGCTCAATGTATACGGTACGCTTGCCAAGGTGTACTGCATTCATGCAATCATTGCGTGTTACTTTGTATCCACGGCTTGCGTGTTTACGCTTGCGGGTCAAGCCCTTGAGTCCAGCGAAGTTAAAGCGGAACCCTTGAGTGCCATCGTTAAGCGGTTTGGTTGCGAATAGTACGAACATGGTGTATCTCCTTTGCTGTTCGATTAAGTTAAATCATAGTCTAGTTTATATGTCAAGCCTAAACATTGTGTATGCGTTTCCACGCAACCCAAGTCGCAGCTTGCATTTCGTATGCAGTCATGCCGTGCTTTTTACCAGCCCTACGGTAGGCTTCTTGCAATTCAGCACGAAGTTTCTTGCCTATGTTAGGCACTTTCTGCATTGTGCGTCTGTCTTTGTTAGCGATGCACCAAGCGTGCCCGTCAATTACACACACATCATTGCCATTTATACAGTTAGCAAAGTCAGTTATCTTAGGGCCATTGAGTATGAAAGAAACATCTTCCATATTGTGCGGCATAGATTGCAAGATATGCCAAGCCTTGTCTCGCATCTTAGGGTATGTGCTAGGCTTAGTGTCTTCTACATAGCCACCCTCAGTAAATATGCGGCACATCTTGTCAGCATTACGCACGTTCATTGCCCAATCATTGGTAGGGCTTAGTGCGGCAATCACACCTATAACAATGTGCAATGGTAGCTCATACTTGTCTGCTATCTCTTGCGCCAATTCTTTAGCGTCTGCGTACCAAGTCAGACCGTGGTCAATCTCATCTTGCGTAGCTTGTTTGAAGCAAGCCAGAATGTTGCGAGTGTACTGTGTCATGTGTCACCTCATTGGTTTGAATGTATTTAGTAGTGACACAGCCAAAACCATATGTCAAGCATAAGCTGCGGTTGGCCGCAGTTATTCTGGCTGTGTCCAAACAAAAGACATCCAAGACATCCAGTAGACGGACTGATGTATTTTACCGTTCTTGAGTTGAGCTTGACGTTATCGCATCAACAATTATTTGCTATCCACCCTTGCTCAAAGCTGCGCCAAAGCACACCTATCGGGTTTCTTCAATAGTCCGTTCTTTAAGCGGATCATTTAGTCGCAGGTCAGAGTC